GAATATTGTAAAATTTCTGAGTCTACTTGATAGAAATAGATAAAAAGTCTCATTATAATGATATTGGAAAAAATTTGTCGATACGTTTAATCTCCTTCCGAAGGGCCAGGTAACTGGTCCTTTTTGCTATGGATTATAGAGAATTAAGAGAAAAAGAATACGACTATTGCCGAGAGAACCTTGAATATTTCGTAGACACTTACGGACATATTGAGGACAAAGACGCCGAGGTTTTGGTTCAGCCCTTTAAGATATGGGAAGAACAGAGGAAGGCGTTAAGGCAGTTCAGGGATAATAAGTTAAATGTCATCTTAAAAGCCCGTCAGTTGGGTATAACGTGGTTAGTATTACATTATTCCTTGTGGAAGATGCTACGACCGGGACGAACGGTTATAGGACTTTCAAGGACAGAAGACGAGGCACAGGAGTTAGTCAGAAGAATGGCGGTCATATTATCGAGTATGCCGTCATTATTTGCACAGAAAAACGATCAGCCTATAAATTGGGCTAATGCCTACTGGGAGAATACTTCCCTTATCCTTACAATACACTTTGCAAATGGGCCGGATTCGGTGTTCAAATGCTTTCCTTCATCGCCTAATGCGGCCCGCTCCTTCACAGCAGACTTAATTGTGTTTGATGAATGGGCTTTTCAGCAGTTTGCAGAGGATATATGGAAGGCTGGTTTTCCTACTATAAACAGACCTAATGGCGGTCAGGTTATCGGATTATCGACAATAGAGCGTGGTTCCTTCTTTGAAAAGGTATTTACCGATCCTGATAACGGATTTAATAAGATATTTATTCCGTGGTATGCGGACCCAAGGAGAGACGACCTGTGGTACGAAAACACAAAGCGTACTATGGGCGACATGATAACCCAAGAGTACCCGGCTACCATAGAAGAAGCCTTAACAGTACCCGGTGGATCGTTTTTCCCCGAAGTGAAACGGGAAACGCACATTACTAATAAAGAGTTAGAGGGTAAATTAAGGCGCTATGTGTGCATTGACTACGGTTTAGATATGCTATCCGCTCATTGGATTCAGGTAGATACCAAAGGGAACGCGCAGATTTACCGTGAATATGACGCACCGGACAAAACTATTGGCGCTGCTTGTGACATTTTACGTTCTTTAAGTGGTGATGAGAACATAGAATACTGGCTTGCACCGTCTGATTTGTGGAGTAGATCACAGGAAACCGGTAAATCCAGGGCGATCATCTTTAGTGAGAACGGATTAAACCTTACAAAGACTTCAAGAGACTTCCAAGCCGGGTGTGCTTCCATGAAAGAGTGGTTAAAAGCGGGAGATACACCGCCTAAACTAACGATTTTAGAGGGATGTGCGCCTAATTTATATAGATGTTTGCAGAAAATTCAAAAAGATAAGAAAAGACCTAACGTCTACGCGAAAGACCCACACGATTTAACCCACGATGTTGACTCGTTGAGGTCTTTTTGTGTTTGGTGGGTAAGATCACCTGAGATTGACTACGAAAAGATAGAGACAAAATACCATAACTCAATCTTAGAAGACATAGAAAATGCGTCAGACGAAGACAGGGAATACCTGTTACAGAAGTACGGAGAACCCGCATGAGGTTAAAGACATTTATGGAAAAGGTTAAGAAGACAGTAGCACCTTCACCGGAAGACAAGAAAAGGGATAAATGGCGTGGGAAACTTGAGAACGCAAGGATAGCTTACTCAAGTACCTTAAAAGAGATAGGCACCAATCAGGCCGTGTATGAAGGCACAAGAGAGGTAAACCCCAACCCCAATAAGAGTTATGGGGCTAAAGATTTGGCTATCAACGTCAGGAATATCGCTTATGAATTGATAGAGTCTCAGGTAGATTCCTCAATTCCCATGCCGAAAGTCACAGCTATCCATGAAGGTGACGAAGCTTTAGCACGTTCCATAGAGAAAGCCTTAGTGAATAAGGTTAAGATGCTGAAACTGTCCATTATCAATGACCAGATGGAGCGTGTAGTTCCGGTACAGGGTGGAGACTTTTTCTTAGTCGAGTGGGATAACGACTTAGGATTCCATTCAAATTACGGCGATGTGACTGTAAAAGAGTTAGTTCCGCGTCAGGTTATTCCTCAACCCGGCGTTTCAAAGATAGAGGACATGGATTATATCTTTGTTCAGGTAGCTCAGACCAAAGATGCAGTCAAGAAAAAGTACGGCGTTGATGTTCAGGACGCTCATGAGGAATATAAAGATATAAGAGGCGCAGAGGGCAATTCAAGCCTTGATACCGACGTTGTTACGGTAAATACAGTCTATTACAAGAAAGACGGCAAAATAGGCCGTTATGTGTGGTGTGACGACTACACTCTTGAAGACCTTGAAGATTATCAGGCACGAATCACAAGAAAATGTAAAGAGTGTGGTTTTGTCACAGAGGAAAAGGAATGTCCTCAATGTGGTTCCACAAAGTTTGAGGAAACCCCGGACGAGATGCAGGAAATCCATATCCCCATTATGCAAGAGGCGGGGTATGACCCTTTAGGAAATCCTGTTCAGGTTGAAGCCGAGGAAGTCATAAAGATTGAATACTACAAACCGGGAGTATTCCCTTTAATAGTTCGTAAGAATGTATCGAAGCTCAACTCATTGTTGGGCTTTTCTGATGTAAAGGTCATTGAGGATCAGCAGGACTTAATCAAGAAAGTCGGTTCAAAGGCAATGGAGAAGACCATTAAAGGCGGTTCCATTGTCACCTTACCGCGTCAGTTAAAGGTAGAGACGACTGACAAAGAATTAAAGATAGTCCGCATAGAAGACCCTCAACAGAAAGCCATGATTGATGTTTTAAATATGCAAGTAAACATCACTCAGGATATGTCCATGATGAACAAAGCCTATGAGGATGCACGTTCTACATTGGGTATTACAGACGCTTTCCAAGGTAAATACGATCCTTCCGCAGTTTCAGGTACGGCTAAACAGTATTCGATCAATCAGGCTGCCGGTCGTCTTGAAAGTAAGAGAGTCATGAAGAATGACGCTTATGCCAAGCTTTATGAGTATATGTTCAAGTTCTGGCTTGCTTATGCTGATGATCCTTTACCTATTACGGGTATCGGTCCGCAAGGTGAGCAACAGTTTGACATTTTAGATAAAGCAGATTTTATCAAGCAAGATACCGCAGGGGAATATTACTGGAACGATGAGTTCATATTTGAGACTGACCCGACTTCTACCATGATGGCGAACAGAGAAGCCATGTGGCAGCAGTTAGACATGAAGCTTCAAAGTGGTGCGTTTGGGCCTTTAGGTGATCCTAACACCATGAGGCTTTATTGGTCGATGATGGAGAAACACCATTATCCTAACGCCGGGGATATTCTGTCTCAGGTAGAAATGATGCAGCAAGAGATGATGCAACAGCAACAGGGGGAGATGCCTAATGAAATGCCCGCTATGCCAAGTGGAATTGAGAATTACCCAATCGCGTGAAGAAGAAGATTACATAGAACAGGATTTAACGTGTGTGAATAAGTCCTGTCCTAACTACAACACCGTGGTGGAAACAGAGAAAACACCGGTTGACTAAGAGCCTCAAGGCTCTTTTTTAGTTGATAAATACGCAGGAGAAGCGAAAACACCCACCAAAGAAAGGAAAACTGAATATGAAGAAAAATCTTTTTGACCTTGACCTTCAATACTTTGCAGAAGGAGAGGACACAGGCGTAGAAGATGTGGAAGCCGCCGAGCCACAGGAAGATGAAGCCGAAGCTGAAAGCGAAGAAACAGGAGAAGAAACCGGAGACTCCGAGCCGGAACCGCAGACAGCCGAAGAAAACGCGCGTTATGCTGCCATACGCAGAAGGGCAGAAGCAGAGGCCCAGCGTAAGTATGCGTCAGAGATGGCACAGTACAACCAGCAGATAGCCGCGATGTGTCAGGGGATTACCCATCCTTTGACCGGACAGCCTATAACGAATGTTCGTGACTACATGGATGCTTTACAGATTCAGAAGAAGCAGGAGCAGGAACGTGAGTTACAGGAAAAGGGAGTAGACCCGTCCTTAATCGACAGGATGATCGAGTCTAACCCTACCGTGATGCAGGCAAAACAGGTGATTGAACAATCGAAGATGTCACAGGCAGAGCAGGCATTACAGAACGATTTGGCAGAGATAACAAAGTACGACCCTTCCATAAAAGGGTTTAAGGACTTGTCAGCTTTGCCTAACTTCCCCGAGATATTAGACCGCGTACACAGAGGCGCAAACCTTGTGGATGCATATAAAATGGTCAACTTTGACACATTTATGCAGCATACCAATGACGCGGCAAGACAGGCTGCTATCAATCAGATGCGAGGAAAGAACCATCTACCGTCACAGAGTACAGGCGTAGCTCAGACAGACGAGTATGTTGAGGTTCCCGCAGAGATCATGAGCAGATTCAAAGCACAGGGGAAGACAGAGAAACAGATACGCGACCTTTATAAGAAGGTTGCAGGACAACTTAACTAATAAAAGGGGGAAATGAAAATGGCATTTGAATTTTTAAGAGCCGAGAATAACGATTCTCCTATTGAGAAGGAAATCGTTGCTACGAACGGCACTACCTACAAGCATGGTTGCCTTGTTGCTTTTGGTTCGGCAGGCACCGCAGTAACTTCTTCAACCAATGCAGAGTTCGTATACACAGGAAAGGACACCGTTGCTAAGACCGGTGACAAGCTGGCCGTAGTTCCCGTACTTCCTGAGTATGAGTTTGAGACTTCTTTCAGCGCTGACGGATCATCGCTTAAAGCTGGTTCAAAGGTAACAGTAACAGGTGAGCAGGCAACCGCTACTACTACGTCTGGTATTTTCCAGATTCTTACTAATGGTGGTGCATCCGGTACAAAGATTGCCGGAAGGTTTGCATAAGAGAGGGGGAAATAGATCATGGCAGTTATATTTTCAAAGCATGGTGGCCAGAACGATGAAGCGTGGAAGGTAATAGATACCGAGCTTTCAATGGTCATTCAGGACACAGATACAGAGAAGAACAATGACGACGAGCTGGTTAATTCTTTATTTAACGTAAAGTCTTCTAAGAAGTTCGGTGAGAAGCAGGGATCAATGACCGAGTTCGGAAACTTCCAGGAAGTTACCGAGGGTGATAACGGTATAGCAGATGACTACTCGATGGGCTTCTCAAAGCTGATTGAGCATCATCAGTTCATTAAGACCTTTATGTGTACCCGTGAGGCAAGGGATGACGGCGACATCGACCTTATGAAGCAGACGGCCGCTAACTTTGTTCGTTCTTACAAGAGATCAAGAGCGCAGTTCGCATCTAACTGTCTTACTTCGGAAGGCTCTACTTTCACTTTTGAAGGCAAGACCTATGATAAGACTACGGGTGACGGAGAAGCTCTTTTCTCACAGAATCATCCCGGTAAGAAGACGGGTGTAGGCGTACAGTCTAATGTATTCACCAATTCACTTATACCTAACACCAACATTCTCTACAGGCTTTCAAACATCGGACGTAACTTCAAGAATCAGTCCGGTCATGTAATGGGCTATACCTTTGATCAGATTGTCATCCCCGGTAATACTCCGGAGCTTGAGGATGTTCTCAAAAGGTTGATTAACTCAACTCAGATCATCGGATCACCTAACAATGATATAAACACTCAGAAGGGAATTTGGAAGCTGATTATAGATCACAGGTGGGAAGCAGCAGCAGGAACGAACCCTTACATCCTTATGAGTTCGGAAGCACAGCGCGACTTCAACGCAGGCGTATTCTATGATCGTGTACCGCTTGATGTTTCTAACGAGGTTCTTAATAAGTCTCGCAACCTTGAGTGGTCAGGATATGCTCGTTGGAGTGCAGGGTTCTACGATTGGCGCGCCTTCATACTCGGAGGAGCACAGTCAGGCACGACATTAAGCTAATCCACAGATAAAAACCATTTACAAAAACCACCACCGAGTATATAATTTTTATAGAAAGGTGGTGGTTAAATGGAATGGAAAGAAATCAAAGGAACTAAAGGCTATTATCTTGTATCAGATACGGGAAAGGTATTCAGCACAAGATCAAATCGTTTGCTAACAATAGGGCATCGGGGTGATTACTGTTATGTTGAATTTAACATAGACGGGAAAGCCGAGAAGCATTATTTACATCGGCTTGTAGCAGAAGCGTTTATACCAAACCCTAACGGATATGAGATTATAAATCACAAAGACGAAAACCCAGCAAATAATCGTGCTGATAACCTTGAGTGGTGTACCTACAAGTATAATTCGAATTATGGTACTTGTCAGGAACGCAAGGTAAGAAACAGGAAACCTAAAAAAACGGAAGAATATGTGCAGAGTAAGAAAATCTACCAATTCGACCTTGAGGGGAATCTTGTTGCTGAATATGGTTCTGTAGCCGAAGCCGGACGAAGTATAGGGAAACATCCTTCATGCATTATGAAGGTTGTAAATGGCATTATGAAAAAATACGTCGGTTACTATTGGAATACGGAGCCTGTATTTGATTATAACCCTGAGTATAAAAGAGTTTTTAAAAAAGGTGCGCTGCTTCAATTAGACATGGATGGAAACATAATAAAGCGTTATACCGACGCGAGAGAGCTTGAACAAGATGGATATAGTCAGATACAGATAAATCGTGTATGCCGTGGAGAACGAAAGACCTACAAAGGTTACGCATGGAAACATGAAGGAGACAATATATGATACCAAAAGGATTAAAAGTAGGTGATACGTTTAAGGACTATAACATCACTTACAAAGTTCTAAAGGTTGTTGGAGAGAATTACGAAAGTCAGGCTATCAAGATTGAT